TGCTTAAATTCTTGACCTACGCCAAAGTATACGTGGTCGCCCACCTTCACGTCCACACAATCTGGACCTACCGCAACCGCGATACCAGTCTCACATTTGTCGCCGGGTGGAATGATAAACAGTTCATGTTTCTCGACATCAGGCTCAATGATGACGCAGTTTTGGTTGGCTTTGAGTGTCATTTTTTCTTCGGTGTTGATTTAGGTGCAGCGGCTGCGCGTTTCACGGAATACGCGATGGCAACGGCCTGTTTGACTGGTTTGCCAGCCTTGACTTCAGCTTTGACGTTCTGACGAAATGCGTTCTTGCTGGTGGATTTAACGAGTGGCATTTATGCTCCCATCCATGAAGTTGCGACGCCGCCATTTTGGGCATTACGTCGAAGGGTTGTTCGATCATTGTACTCTCGATGTGCCACAGGAAAGGCAAATGTGACGGCCAGCGCATCAGCGGCATCAGGGGATGCCAAACCACGGGCTTTCATTTCCTTTTTCCCTTCCAAGAATATCGTGCCTGCGGAGTTGGGCTTCTTCATGGGTCCAGTCAGATCAGCTTTAAGCTGTCTGTCTTGCGGCAGCGCAGCGGTCTTTAACCACTCGCGCATCGCACCCCACATCTCTGCCCGCTTGTTGCCCCACATCACAGGGTTCTTGGCTTTCCAACCGAAGTTGACACCGCGCACTTTGTACCGCTGTTCTGTCAACCTGTCAAGAATCCCATAGCCCAGTCCACCCTCGTCGATAGCGGTCAGCGTGGGCTTGAACTCCTCGATGGCGTCAATCACATGGCCCACGGTGGTCATGGTGTCGTCGCCCTTAAAGCGACGAATCGCAAGGATGTCACGCCCCTGACGGGCCACGATGACCGTGCTGTCCATGCCCCCACGGGCCGGGTCAACACCGAGCACCACGGGTGCGGTCATGTCTTTGTACTTGGGGCGTTTCATGGCGTCATCGACTGTTGAGGGCATGATGAACTGATCGTCACCACTCTTAGGGAAATCCCCATACACCTCGACGCGGGCTTCGTCACTATCCTCGCCGTACTCAGCGATGATCTGTTCGTAGATCGACTTGTCAGTGCCCTCGACTTCACGGGCATCGATCTTCTCGGACTCCCAGAAGTCCCGTTTATTGCCATCCACCGCTTCGTAAAAGTACCCGGTGTTGCGACGACCGTTGGAAAACGCAAACCAGTAGCGATCCAAGATGTTCTCTGTAAAGAAGCCCGCAGCCACTGACCAGATGCCATCAGGGATACCCGATGCCTCATCGAAGATCACCATCATGCCGTCCATGTTGTGCACACCAGCGTAGGCGTCGGGGTTCTCCTCGGACCACAGCTTACCCTCGGCCCCCCAGTAGCGCGTGCCCTTTTTGAGATCACGTTCGACCAACTCGGTCAACCACTGAGCAGGGGCCAGCTTGGTCGCGCTTGGCTCCCACCAGTGCGAGTTCAGCGCCATCGTGGCCCATTTGGTCAACTCACCCCATGTGACCGTACGCAACTGCGTTTCGCTGTTGGCCGACACGACCACGCTCGATCCGATACGAGTGGTCAGCATCCACAGTACGAGCCACGACACCAGCGCCGACTTACCCACACCGCGACCAGATGACACAGCACGGCGCAGTGCTTCGATCAGTTCGTCGTTGTTCAGCTTCTCGCGGTTGGTCTTGATGAACTGTGCAATGCGGCGCAGTGCTCGACGCTGCCATGCGCGTGGCCCTTTGAACTTCTCAAGCGGTGTGTCCTTTTGCCCCCAAGGGAAGCAGAACATGACGAAGTTCTCTGGGTCATCCGCAATCTGCGGGGACCAAAGCTGCGTCATCAGCAGTTGTTCTTCTTCGGGTGAATAAATGGGACGCTGCATCAGTCAAACCACCAAGTCACAAGTCGAGTGAAGACGTACAGCCCCACCATGATAAATAAGATCGTCATTCAATCTCCTTCGGTGTCACGTCAATCACCTCTGCCTCGATCATGCGCTCACGGGCCGCAGCCAGCGCACCGGTAATCGAGATCGATCCGGCCATCTCAAGCGTCTTGGTTTCGCCGTAGCGTTTTCTGTTCCACGCGCTCATCAGCCATTTACGAGTGTCGATCTTGAGCCTACTACGCTGCACATCTTCTATCGAGTCCTCGGCATCGGCAATTTGAAGAATCTCGCCAGCGATGAACTCGGTCCGCGACTCCTGTGCTTCTTTGAACCGCTCATGACGCATCGGGTCTCGCTTGATCCAACGAAGAAAGTCCTCGTAGCTGATCTCACGGTGGTCATCCTCAAGCAATGACGCAAGTGAGCGCCCACGGTAAATCTGTTCGATCACACGCTCGAAGATGCTGGCATATTGGGAATGGACGAGTTCACGCATCGCCTTAGACGGGGCGATGGGTTTTGGGTCAGGCACAGAGAGCCACTGGGGCAATTCGATTTTGTCGAGGTTATCGAGTTCGTCAACTTGGCCGGGTGTGACAACTGCGCCTACGGATGAGGGAAGCCTTGTTTCCATAGTGCCCCGAATCTACCACAGGTTTGTGATGCGTGGGAAAAATGAATACGTGAACCGTGGGAACCGTGGGAACCCAGTGGGTAACGGGTTCTGTTTTTCAAAAATAAAAATTTTCTCGTGATGCCATCGTCGCCGGGACCGGAGGGTCGCGGGACCCCACCCACCCCATGTGCCCCGAATCCGGAATCCAGAATCGGCAGGGAAATCGGGAGCGCGGAAACCAAGCCGCCGAGAATCACGGCAACGCAAACGCCTGACCCCGTGGGTCATTAAGTACCCGCTGGGTTAGGTGAATCGGTGGAGTTTCCCCGCTGGGTCATGGGAAAAGGGTTTTTTTGTTCCCATGTTCCCACATTGTTAAGGGGATGTGACGTATGGACTCCCCGTGCGCGAAGCCATATTCATACGACTTTTTAAAAAGCACTTATTTTCTGAATCTCAGAATCTTTTTATCCCTCTACAAGAAACAATGGCGCATCTGTGCTACAATGTGGGAACATGGGAACAAAGGAGCAGAGATGCAAACACATGACGAATTAGTGGAAGCGGTTTTCAATTTGCCGCGATTCGCTGAATACGAATTCGACATCATCGATATGATGACCGACACAAAGCTGCGCGAAATTCTGGGCATCCCTGAACCCGTAGCGCAAGTGACACCGATTCGCAAGAACAAACGAGGGCGCACCCCGAAGCCCCAGATTAAAAAGCCGCACCGTGTCGATTGCTCATTCATCGAATTAAACGGGCGACTTTTGCGTCGTGAAACTTGGCGGCGCTATTCTTTAGACGGTCAATCGGTCGATGACTCATTCGACATCCCTTGCGGGGCGCGGGTAGTGTGGGAAGGGCGCACCGTTGCCGCTGGCGTGGTGCTGCACTGGTTACGCACTGGCGAGAAGCTGGCGAAGCTAGGGAAACAGCGCAAGCCGTATCGTGGGCGCGTGCGTGATGTCAATGGCGCACTGGCGCACCTCGGATACTTTGCAACCGCTGAAGCACGGGACGCAGCGGTGCTAATGTATAAATTAACCCAGCGGGTTAGGGAAAGTCCTTAGAAAATACTTTACCCACGGGGTTGACAATGAACCCAGCGGGTGTATAATTCTCACATCATCAACCAGTAAGGAGTAAATGTAATGTCTCACCAATTCCGCGAAAACTATCGCCCCGACCCAGTGACACCCGCCGAGCCTAGCGAATGGGCGGTAATTGGGGGCGCGGTGTTTGCCGCTGTCGCCCTGTACCTTTTGACCGTGTTTGCCTTTTCCCTGTAACTCGTAACCGTAAGGACTTTTCAAAATGTATATGCAAAGCAAAACCACCGGCGAGATTTTCGAAACCTCTACACATTGGGGCGGCGACTTCGAGCAACTAACAAACACAAAGGGTGCGGAAATGTACCGCGAACAACACGCCCGCGACCTTCGCAAACTAATCAAGGCGGGTCAAAAGGTTTACACATCGTGCGACCATGTTTCTAGTTCGGGTATGACGCGACACATCAGCCTTTATATCGTGCATAGAGGCGAAATTGTGAATATCACACGCCGCGCCGCTATCGTTACGGGCTGGAAACAATCAAAGAATGGCGGCTTAGTGGTTGGCGGTTGCGGCATGGATATGGGGTTTCATACCGTCTACACGCTGGGTCGTTATTTGTGGCCCAAAGGTACACGCAAACCACACGGCACGCGCAACGGTGCGCCAGATCGTGATGGTGGTTATGCGCTGAAACATTCTTGGTTATAAGGGGCACACTATGAGCACGATCAACGATAAATGGAAAATCTTCGCCCTGCAACACATTCTCAGTGATTACACGGGAAGCGGCGTTCAGTTATTTGATGAACTCGCCGCCTGTGAATATGGCGAAGCCGCCGCAGTGTTTGAACACTTCGCCGTAATCGAATGGCATCCCTTCGAGTATTGGGGCGCGGACGATATAGCCGATCTCATTATCAACACTGCAACCAAAGCCCAGCAAACAGAAAACGAGGTGACCCAATGATTCAATTTACCCACGAATCCACGCGCTATACATGCAAACCAGAAACCGCGCCAAAACTCCGCGCATTACTGGCAAAGCCTAAAAAGCATAAACCCGAGGCATTTAAACCGATTCGCCGCGATTACCCTGAGTTCAAGGCGGGGATGTCTACCTCCGACTATGTGGCACTGTTTAACCGTCAATTCGACAATGTGCAGCACAATGTGCAGCACGATTGCCCGCGCTATTACATGCCCGCGCCCATGTTGGACGCGTCAATCCCTGAGTGCGTGGAGGATGTCAATCCTGATTATGTGCCCGAGTTTTTGGATAAACCAAAGAAACCCGCGCAAACTGTTGCAGGATTAAAAAAGCAAATTCGCGCCGCCCTTGATCTACTCGCAGCGGGTGACATCGACAGTGCCCAATGCGTATTAAATGAAAGCCTGAACCCGTGAATTTTCCAACAGCCTGCATTTTTTCCCGTTTTTAGCACGCTGCATCCCAAGTCAACGAAAAATGGGCACTTTTGAGGAATGAACCCAATGAACCACACCGAATCCGCCTACATCGAAGCGGGGCGCAAATATGAACGCGCCCAAAATTTAGACAAAGCCCGAGCAGAGGCGCAAAAAATCCGCGCCATGTTAACCAGTGAAGACCCAAAAGATGTCACCGAGTGCCGCCGTTTAATTGACATTGGCAGGGCAGAGGCGCGGCAATGATTGCAGGGATTGCAGCCCTAATAATCGCCGCCCTAATTGCTCACCTTTTAGACCTGTAACCCAGCACCCCTAGCACCGCGCTAGGGGATTTTTTGACCCTGTGAAAGCCTAACCCTATGAACCCATTCAAAGCCCTACAAACCCGCCTCAATTTAGACGAATCCCGCGCCGCCGCATATCTGGGCGTGCCCGTGTTCACTTTTAAAAAGTGGGCGGCGGGTGACCGCAAACCGACAGCCGCTGTCGCCCGATTGCTCGAGGTGCTGGGCATGGTCGAAGCCATGAACCCCGCGCTTCACGCTTCATTTTTGCCCCCTGTTGGCGAACCTAAGGCAGCGGGCAAGCGTGGCCGTTCGTTGAAAACAAAAGTCGATTGAGTCATGTCAATCGATCCTCTTTCAATTTCGCTCTGCAAACTAAAACCGATTGAGTCATGTCAATCGATCCTCTTTTAAAAGGACTCTGGAAAATGAACGCACTAGAACACTATGACCGTCTATACGGTGACATGGGACTGAATCCCCAAGACGCTGCGAAGTTCGTATTTGTCAGCGGATGGAACTCAGCAATGCAAGAAGCCATGACCCGTGTAAACCTCATGCCCTTCCCCGCCGACACACGCGCCAGCTTCGCGGTGTACTTTCAAAACATGATGATGGTCGACCCATCGGACATTCAGGAGAATATGCAATGACTAATTGGCCATTTCCACCCGCAACAGGTGCAGTTCCTTGGACTGCCAAGCAAATCAAAGAATACGCGCAACAACAACGCGCACAAACAGAGGATGCGCCATTATGAGCAAACAGATTAACGCGCTGAAGCTGGCGCTTGAGGCGTTGGAACTGCATGAAAGAATCATGCGCCCGTATTGCGACCAACAAACAGAACGCGCACTCAAAGCCATCAAAGAAGCCCTGGCAAACCATATTGAGGACAACCTCACAATGGTGGCACAGCAATCGCAGGACGAAGTCCGAGAACTATCTAAAAGCCCGCAGCGAAGCGAGGACGATAGAAATGAACAGGTAGAGCCTGTGGCGGAATACATTGGCGAAAACTGGGATGGTTCGATTGTTCAGCTTTACGAAGATTTAGAGAAAGGCACGAAGCTCTACACCACCCCACCACAGCGCAAGCCCTGCCCTACATGCGAATCCCTCGCACGAACAGTAATGATGGATCAGGCATCTACCGATGCACCACAGCGCAAGCCGCTGACGGATGAGCAGGTTGAGCAAACATGGGAGCGCACTGGAGACTACGACAGTTTTGCCCGAGCCATCGAAGCCGCCCACGGCATAGGCTGTGAAACAACACTTGTTAAGGAGTGAGACATGACAGAACAAGAGATGAAAATTATTCACGAACGCTTGAAAAATGAAGACCCAAAGTTGCTTTCAGTGATGGAGAAGTGTTTTGATGCTGGAGTCTTATCAGGCAAGGAGCAATCACAGCGCACATGGGTTGGGTTGACGGATGAGGAGATGAATCAAATCTGGCTCGAACAAAACAAAACGCACGGTAGCGTCATTTGGCGTTTTTCACGGGCTTTAGAAGCCAAACTCAAGGAGAAGAACGCATGACTGAACTAATGGAAGACCTAATGGGCCTTGTCGCCGTATGCCTGATCCTGTTAATCTTTTTCAAATAAAAAAGGGGGCCATCGCCCCCTTTATTCATCCAACTCATCGGCCCCGTACACACGGGGCTTTTCTTTGGTGCTCAACTTGTAAATGTCGTCAAGCTGGCGCTGCTTGGCCGCGATCACCTGCTTACGATGATCGGCAAACTGTGTCGCCAGTGCAGGGTTGATGGCCCATTGGGCGTGGTGCTGGTTCTCCCGTGTGCCGTCATCCATGCGAACCACCCAGCCAACACCCTCCAGCATCTGCATGGCCCCAAGCACCCATTGATCCTGTTGCCACGGGCTTATGCCATCGAACTGACGGCGGCCACCGCGCTTAATCTCCGACAACGTGATCGTCTGCTTGTCGCAGTGCTGAATGATGTAGTCTGTGACCCACACATCGAATGTGTTTGTGCCGCCCACCTCACCAAAAGCATAGCGATACGCTGGGATCAAGTAGCCCTTGATAAACCGTATCACCCTGTGGACAACATCTTCACCCACGATCAGGTTAAACGGATTCTCAATGACGTGAAAAATCAAAATCAATCGACCCGCTGTGCCCTCTAGCTTGCCGAATGCCGTCATAAACACATCGCCTGAGTGCAGCAGCCGTTCATCCTGCTTGGCCCCCTCGTACCATGATTGAAACTCGCGGTAGGCCGTAAATGCTTCTGGGGATAACTTGTACGTTTGAGGCGGTAGCGCAAAGGTCAAGCGCAGCGTGTTTTCCCATGCAGCAGCCGCTGTCAGGTACTCGGGAATAGGATGACCAAGGCGCGTTTTGTTCCCGCGCAGAATTGCTGGTATAAACCGTTGCAACAGGCCATCCGCTGCAAGAGAGGCAATGCTTTGCCTAAACACTGTGGGCTGGATGTTCCCGTAGATCGATACGGCCAAGTTCTCAGCGTGAATCGATCCCGCGCCCACACGGTCCATCTCGTACCGCTCGGACTCATAGGACACCACCCACGCAGAGCGATCTTCGCCGCTGGTCTTGTCGGTCAACTTACGCACCCATGAGTTCATCTCGTCAAGGTGGCACAGCAGGCCACGAGGACGCTCAGACGCATGGCGCACCAGTTTCTGACTGGTGATGTCACTGACTGTGATCTTTACTGGCACGGGCTGCGGTGGCATCTCGGGAACCACGGGTGCTTGGTCACCACCGAGCACGGCATCGGGTGACGCTGACCACTCAAGAAACGACTTCTTGGCCGAAGCGTATGCAGCCTCTTTGCCTTCCCAGTCCAGCAGTTCCTTTTGGTAGCGTGGACGGTCCTCGGCCTCTAAGTTTTTAAGCGGGGCCAGCATGGGGCGAGAGCCGGGTGACTTTTTGTCGGCTGGATCACCCAAGGTCATCAACCAAAGCACCGGTGGCACTTTGAAGCCGGGCATCAACTCAAGGCGCATCTGTGCATCAATGACCCCGCAGATCGCGCTCAAGCCAGCGAACAGGGGCACGAGTGGGTCACACCCCACGCTGTCGCTGATCTCTTGTGCGCGGGTTTGCAGGATACTAGGGAAAACACTTATATCCATGTCTGGTGGTGCTGGGCGCAGACCGGCCATGATGTCTTTGGGAGCGATGGGCGCAGTCTCCACGGCAGCGAACAACGATGTCGCATCGGGAAGTGGGCGCGTCCATCCTGACTTGCGTGCGATGTGGAAAAGGGTTCCCAATTTGACAGCGGTGGCTTTGTCGGTTTTGAACGACAACCATTGATGCGCGATCTCACGGTCACCGGGGTACTTAGCTTCGCTTTGTGCGCTCCACTCTTGCCACAAGTGATACGCCTGATCGAGTTGGTCGCTCTGCGTGCCAGCCCAGTGCAGGGCCATGCCTACGCTGATCCACTCCTCGCGTGAGCAGCTTGGGTTAATGCACTCAATAGCGTTGCGAATCTCATCCCATGATGCGTCAATCGAATCGCCTGTGCTGATGGATCGCACCTTGTCCTGATCGATCATGCCCTGCCACAGATCGAGTAAAGGCTGTGGGATCGTGGGCAAACGCATCCAGTGACCCTTGCCTGCCCAGCAGTAGGGCTGCTTGGTGTCTGGGTGAATTGATGGGGGCAGCACATCCTGCACCGTCAACCCGTTAGCCGTGGCGCATCGCAACTCGTAACTGGTTTCACCGTTGGTGATGATCTTTTTCGATGGCAGCGCCAGCCCCAAAGGCATCGCGTACAACAGCTTGCCGTGCCCCGCACGCCCGCTGTCAATGTGCACCGCATCGTTGGCGTCATAGAGTGCTTGGATGTCGATGCCGTGCAGCCCGAGCAGCATGGCCGTGGTGTCCCAGTCATCGATGTCAAGTGCCATCGTGCCGCTGTATGCGTGAGCCAAACCGATGCCGTTGCCCGGTGGTAGATCGGACTGTGACTTGAGCGCGTTGGGTTTCAAGTTCCAACCCGGCGTGCGTGGCCCTTTGGTTCCTGCTGGGATGGGCACAAGTGACCAGCCGAATCTGATGTACGCATCAATGGATGCGGGGTGTGCTTGTACCAGTGGTCCTAAACTCATATAATGTTTCCTGACAATGCAGTTGTCACCTTCATGTTGATCCCTCTTAAAGCCCTGATTCACAAGATCAGGGCTTTTTCTTTTCTGTGAGTTTTACAAAACGCGATTCCGAACAGCGCGAACAAAGGTAATAGTACTCACGAGGGGACGGGTCACGCAAAACCAATGGTCTTCTATGCCATTCGATTTCGCGCCAGTTGTGTTTGCAATTCATGTTGACCTCTAAAAATATTTTTGAATCTGTTGCACAATCGTAGCACAAGTGTGATACGATTACGTCAACGCAGCAAAATTTATTTGATCATGGCTACCAAACCTCTCACCAAATTTCTGAACGTCAGGCTTACGCCTCACGATCACAAAGCATTTCACCGAAAGGCAGAAAAGTATGGGCAACCATCTGATGTCCTTCGTGAAATAGTGCAAGCGTTCAATACCGACCGTCTTGTAATTCAACCTCCCGTAACTCCAAAGGAATCGTTATATGTCACTCGAATCGAAAATTGAAGCACTGACCGCCGCTGTCGTTGCACTGACCGCCAAACTTGAGTCCAACAATGTAGCACCTGCCGCACCCGTGGCGCAAGTTGCCCCTGTTGCTGCGGCTCCCGCACCCGCTCCCGTGGCTGCACCAGCGCCAGCACCTGTGGCTGCTGCCCCAGTGATGCCCGCTGCGCCTTCTTTTCAAGCGCCCGTTGCAGCGCCAGCAGCCGCCCCCACTGGTGCTCCGTTCAGCGATCCGAAGGGTCTGATCGATTACGTCATGGGTGCATATAAAGCACTCGGCCCACAAAAGGGCGCAATGATCCAAAGCGTGTTGACACAACTCGGTTACGCCAACATCAACGATGTGAAGCCCGAGCACTACGGCAATCTGTTCGCCGGTGTTGAAGCGTTGAAAGCCTGACATGAGCACCCATTCCCAACTAAGCCCTAGCAAGCGGCATCGTTGGGCTGCTTGTCCCGGCTCGATCCGCGAGGAGGCTAAGTACCCCGATGATCGATCCGGTCCTGCGGCCATTGATGGCACGCACTCCCACACACTCTTGGAGCACTGCATCAGCGAAGGCGTTGAGCCTGAGTCGATGATCGGCCAAGTCCTGAGTGACGACGATGGCGCGTTCAAGGTTGAAGCTGACCGTGCTGCCCGAGTCAAGGTCGCCACCGACTATGTGAAGCAACGCATCGCTGAACAGTTCGGCATGTGTCATGTGATCGCAGAGACACGGGTTGACCCCGCGCACCTGCTTGGTCGCACTGACATGAGCGGCACGGTTGACATTCAAATTCACGGCACTGAGGTTCTTGAGGTCATCGACTACAAGGACGGTATGGGCATCGTGGAAGTCAAGGGCAACCATCAACTCGAACTCTATGCGATGGGGTGCTTGGCTATGCTCAAGCTGCCTGTGAACGGCCAGTACCCTTGGAAAAAGGTTCGCTTGACCGTGATTCAGCCCAAACTGGCAGTGAAAAATATGCCAGCGATCACATCGCATGAAATGCCCGTGTCAGAAATCCTCGATATGATTGGCAAAATGGTTGTCGAAGGCCAACGCTGCGATGACCCCAATGCACCACTTGTGCCGGGTGACAGTCAATGTAAGTTCTGCAAAGCGAAGGGTAATTGCGCCGCGCTTGCAGGTAATGTAATGAAGGAGGTCGGAATCATGTTCCAGCCAACAGTAACGCAACCACTCGATGTCGCGCAGCAAAGCGCAGACAAAGACCCCACCACGATGGACGATGCACAGATTCGTCAAATCATGGAAGCCGCACCCCTGATGCGCCAACTCCTTGAAGGTGTTGAAGCTGAAGCACTGCGCCGCTTGCAGGCTGGTCAATCTATTCCCGGACTCAAACTCGTCAACGGTCGTGGCTCACGCGCATGGGCGCTGCCTGAGGAGGAGATGGCCGAGAAGCTGATTGAGGTTGGTGTGCCCAAAGACAAAATTTACGAGTGGAAACTGATCACGCCAGCCAAGGCCGAAAAAATTGTCCGTCGATGGTGGAACCGACCGATTGACCAAATCGTTGAGTCTTTGGTTCGGGCGAAGATACCTAAGCGTCAGATCACACAAGAATTACTCGATGACCCCGATATGTTGCCGATATTCAAGTGGACAAATCGTGCGGGCGAGGGCTGCACTTTGTCTGATCGGCAGGTCGCAATGCTGATGAGCGAACTCACATATTCCACTGAGGAATGTCTCGCTAAGATGGAGCAGGAGTACGTCACCAAGCTGGCTGGCAAGCTGACCGTGGTCCCCGAATCTGACAGCCGCCCCGCTGTCATCACGAATGCTGCACCGATGTTCAGTGCAGTAGAAGCAGCACCCGCTGCCGAATCCCTGCCTTCATGGCTTTCTTAAACTGGAGTAAATGTAATGTCTGAAATCATCTTTTTGTCAAATGTGCGCCTGTCGTTCCCACACCTTGCGGAACCACAAAAGCAAATCAACGAAGCCACCGGTAAGGAGCGCGTCAGCTACAACTGCGAGTTCATCATGCCGCAAGATCACGCAGGGTTCGCTCAGTTCATGCAACGCTACGGCGCGTTGGCTTTGGAGAAGTGGAAAGAGCACGCCAACACCGTGATGCAAATGATCCAGCAAGATCGCAA